GCGTGCCTGCGGATGTGTGCGCGTTACGCGTATATGCGCGAGCGTGCGCGTGTGCGTGCGTGGGTGTGCGCGTGGGTGTGTGTGCGTTCCTGACAGGAGGAGAAAAAATGAATATTCCGGGGGAAATTGTATATTTTCGAGGGTTTTACGTGGTATGGGGGTTCGGTCGGGTTTCCGGTGTATTGTTTGCCGGCTCTTAATGGCTTGTTAGCGGTATTTTCTCGGTCGGGGGGTATACCTTGCCACTAATTGACATAAAAGACCGTTTAAGGGCTAATTTTAGACCAAAAAAAACCCCATGAGGACATCCTCACAGGGCTTTTCTTGTCGGTTGTCGTCGGACGTTATGAGATTGTTATATGTCTCTCCTTCGCGCCGTTGTAATCATAACTCGAGAGCCTTACGAATCCCTCGGTGTACATCCTCGTATCAGATTCGCTGATTCTATCGAACGCGTCAGTCGAATCGTCCCAATGCGGGCGGTCTTCGTGCATTGCCATTATTTCGAGTTCGTCCTCGTACGCGGACAAAGGTAAATCCAAGTTTGGAAGCTCCTCGAGGGAAAACCCAAAGTCCATTTGGAAATTCTCTACGATTGCGCGCTCCTCTACTTGGGCAAGCTTCACGTTATGTGAGTACGTGGAGTCATCTATCGTCGGGGTCATGTCGGTTGTTTGTGTATTTAGCATTGTTTTTTTCTTTCGTGTTTTGTTTATCGAATTGAACCGCGTCTTGCGGTGCTACAATATATGGAACGGCCACGAGGCAAGCGCAAGGCATCATTTGTCGTTCGCGTTCGAGAAGTTCATGCTAGCACGCTATGATTTTCGACGAGGGAAAAAGTGGAGTCAACGTGTTACGCGAAGGTGAAACCGAAATTTGGGGGGGCATCCGTTATATATAGTACCCACCATGAAAATTTTGCACAGTTTTAGATAAAGGGGTGTTTCTCGTCTATCTTTACAGATTCTGTATGGCTACCCCAATGCCATCGCATTGCGACCGCATAGCACTGCGTATAGCAGTAGCAATAAACCTTAGGTTTTAATAGGGATATAGTAGGTTTATTAAATAAAGGTTTACTTATTAGGTTTATAAACCTTAGGTTTAAACAATCAAAAACATGGAAGGATTTCAATTATGGCATACGAAGTAAAAGACATGACAGGTTCTATCTTCACGAACCAAGGAAAAGTTAAAGAGAACCAACCTGATTTCACGGGGAATTTCAGAATAAAGGGTACAGACTACTCTGTTGCTGGCTGGTCAAAGACGTCAAAAGCAGGACTGCCGTGGACTAGTTATAAGATAGAGGAAAAACAGGATAAGACACCATTCTAAATGAAGGTAACATGCAAAGGGAAGGAGTTTGAGCAATATGAATGCGATGAAATTAACGCTCTTGGAATTAAGACAGTCGAAAACTGGCGTAATGCAGAGATTGGCGATTGGATACGGACTCATGATGATAAGGTTGTTGAGGTTGTTGGAAGGCGTCACAAAAAGCTTAAGGGCAAGCGTAAGCAACTCACTCTTATTCGCACAGGTTTTGGAGAGACCCCAACCTATTATGCTAAAGTCTACGCCAAGCGGCAAAAAGATTGGTCCGGAAACGACCTCATCTATAAGCAGTATGTTAGAAACGTCCCAGCAACTGTATTACAAAAACAGTTTGCAGACTACATCTCTAAATTTGGAGAACTGGACAAGAACGGAAAGTTTAATTCCGCCTCAATCGTCGACGCATACACGAGCGCCTTTAGTGACAACAATCCCAAACAAGCGCTTAGGCGAGGTGTTAGAATTTTACGAAAAAAATATATCTCTGATAGGATTAGCGTGAACATAAGAGAGACATTGCTAGAACATGGGATGGATGACAACTGGATTGCCAGCAAATATCGAGATATAATTGATAGTTCCCCTCCAAATGCAAAGCTTAATGCGCTTAATCGCGTATCTGAGCTACTAGGGCATACAAGGAAAGAAAAAGAAGAGAAGACCCAAAACATTATTATGATATCAGATGGGGATAAGAAGTTATTGTCAGAAGCAAGACAAAAGTTATCTGACAAAGACATTGGTCGCCTAATGAATGTTGTAAAGAATAAAGGAATACAAGGTGTTATTGACGCGGAAGATACCCAAGGCGACGATTACACTGGAGATTGACGATTCTTACACAGGCATTGTTATGCTTGATGGTAAAGAAACGTTTGTAGAGCCTAATGTGTCTGCCTTGATTCTAAGTATGGTTCAGCAGGTGGATTCTCTTAGTGAAAGATTGGATGTTTATGAAAAATATGTCGTAGGAACAGCAGATGCCTAAATACTTATCAACAAATCAAATGAAGTTCACAGACGGCTCGTCTCGTCTTATGACAACTTTAGAGGGAGGCCGAAAATCAAAGAGGAAAAAACGAATAAAAAAGTGCAAGGGATTAATGAGGAAATCAAAAAAATGATTTCAGACAGGCTTGATTTAGGGCAAGCCAAGTATAATCAAGACGTACCTATACACGACAGCCGGAATTTTACGCAAGAAGCGTTAGAAGAATTGCTAGATGCTTGCGTATATTTGTCCGCTCAAATCCTAAGGATAAAGAACAAGGCGTAACATTGGAACTGTCTTATACAATAGAAGAACGTGAAGATTTAATGAAAAGAATGTACTTAGATATATTCTTTTTTGCCAAATTCATACTAGGCGACCCAGAGCTTCCTATGCATTACCACATCAGAAAAAAGTCTCCAGAGTTTCATAAAGAGATTGTATCTAAGCTGCTGAATCTAAAGGTAGGTTCAAAATTGGCAGTAGTAGCGCCACGTGGACACGCCAAATCAACCTTAATCAACTTAGTCTACCCATTACACCGTATTCTGTTCGATGAAGAGAAATTTATTCTTTTAATATCGGAATCAGAAAAGCAATCAAAATTTTATTTAGAAACTATTGGGAATGAAATAGAGTTCAATGAAAAATTGCAGTATTTTTTTGGAGATAGAAAGGGTCGGAATTGGGGCAAAGAGGAAAAAGAATTTGTAGCAGGCTTTGACGACAATGGCATACCAAATAGTTATTGTAAAGTGCTTATTCGTGGTACAGGTCAGAAGGTTCGTGGATTAAAATACGGAGCCTACAGACCAACGCTTACGGTGATTGATGACGGAGAGGGCGAAAGAAATACAGCGACACAAACATTACGCGACCAATTTAGACAATGGCTAAATGGTGCGGTTATTGCCGGTTCTGGTGACTCAAAACTTATATTTATAGGGACAATCGTAGACGAAGAGTCTTATTTAAATAGAATTGCAGGTCATTTAGCTTATGATAAGAACGGTGTACGTAAAATAAAAGGTTGGGATAGTTTATTCTACCAAGCTATCCTACAGGATAACCCGATTGGGAAGTTTACGGCAAGTGGCAAGGAGATTCTAGATAAAAATGATAAACCCAAGGTATTGTGGGAAGACTATAGGCCGTACGACTGGCTTATCGCCGAGCGAGACAGGTTGGTATCTGAGGGTGATGTTGCTTATTTCTACCAAGAATACCAGAATATACCAATGGATGACAGTTTTCGAGTGTTTAAAAAAGAAAACATTAACTATTGGGAGGGACATTTTAAAAATAGCGATGATTTCTCTATTATTATACGCGACGTTGAAGATGAGACTTGGGAAATCCCCGTCAATGTCTTTATAGGAGTCGACCCGGCTTCAAGTGAGAATATAAAAGCTGACTTTTCAGTTATTATGGTTGTAGGAGTAGACTCTGAGAACAATATTTATGTAATTGACTACCATCGAGGTCAAATGGCGCCAATGGATTTAGCTGATAAGTTAACCGAAATGATAGAACATTACAAGCCAAAACTCGTAAACATAGAGGAGACTGGGCATGTTATGCTTTCCGATTATATGATGCGCGAGTCCAAGCGGACTGGGAAGTTTTACAATGTGATGCCTAAGAAAGCAATCAAAAGTAAGTACTATAGGATAAAACAATTACAACCTTATTTCGCAAGTAACGCTATGTGTATAAAGGATGAGCATTGGGAGTTGGAACAGGAACTTTTGAATTTCAAAGAACATGGAAGTTTTAAAAAAGACACTTTAGACGCTTTAAGATGGGCGATTGACGATATCTACGCACCTAGACACGGTTATGATGAGGACGGCGCTCCATATAGAGGGTATTCTCCATTTAAGGGAATAGATTGGGAAACAGGACAAAGTGTATTTGCATAATATAGACAATAATGAGTAATATACGGTAGCATGATAAATTTAAAAAACATCAAACTTGATGAAATATCTGCGTCTGACATTAGTGATGAGTACGTTTACTTCCAATCCTCGGCAGATGAACATAAGTACCAAATGTCAGAAGACGAAGAGTTTTATTTAGGTTTACAATTAACAAGAGCGCAAAAAGAGTATTTAGTAGGCGTTGGTCAACCACCTGAGGCGAATAATAAAATTAGACCAGCCGTCGAGCAAGTGCTGTCCAATGTCGCTGGTTCTAGTCCGGAATGGGATGTAAGACCTACGGGAAAAACAGACTCTGAAGTTGCGTTTGTATACAATAAATTATTAGATAAAATCTGGTACGAATCAGATGGAGATAGGCATTTCCGTTCAATTGTAAAAGACTATACAGTCAAGGGTGTAGGCTACATGTATGTCTACCCAGACTGGCAGTCAGAGCAGGGCAGAGGTGGCATAAAGGTAAAAAGAGTTGCCCCTGAGAATGTGTACGTTGACCCAAATTCAACAGACCCGTTCTTTAGGGATGCATCTTCCATAATACTCTCAGATACTAGCACGAAGACTTCTATGAAGGTAATGTTCCCCGAGCATGCTGCCGAGATAGAAGACGCTCATGAAGATTATAGGGATGACGAATACCCGACCTCTAAATACAATAGAGACGATATAATAAGAAGAAGCGATGTAAATGATGCTAGACAAGGGAAGGTTAGAAGGTTTATACGATGGT